TTTGTAGGTATCAGGCTCATTGATGTCATCATTGTTGAGACAGGCTTAGTACGCTTACAGCAAATGAGAACGTCTAAGAATAAAGTGACCACTTTCGTAGAAGCTACACCAGAGACTTTAGAGTGGATTAAGAAGCTCAACGAATATCAATCAAGTCGTAGACCTAGATATGCACCCTGCATCATCCCACCGAAAGATTGGGAAGGCGTATGGGGTGGAGGTTATTACGACGAAATTATCAACGCATTACCACTAGTGAGGACACACTAATGAGTGTTTATTATAACGAGTTTGACCCTAAAGCAGCCGCTTGGCTAAGACAGTTAATTGACAACGGAAATATAGCACCAGGATATGTAGACGAAAGAAGTATTTTAGACGTTAAGCCAGAAGACCTTGAAGGCTACACGCAACATCATTTTTTTGCAGGCATAGGCGTTTGGTCTTACGCCCTGAGAAACGCGGGGTGGTCTGATGATACCCCAGTATGCACTGCTTCATTACCCTGCCAGCCATTCAGCGCAGCAGGAAACCATAAAGGAAAAGACGATGAAAGACATTTACTCCCACACTTCATGCAGCTCGTTAAGCAGTGCGGCTTTAACACAATCTTTGGTGAACAGGTTGAAAGAGCGATTAGGCATGAGTGGCTCGATGATTTACAAGCAAACATGGAAGCAGAAGGTTACGCCATCGGGCATTGCGTACTGGGCGCACACAGCGTCAACGCCGCGCACCAAAGGCAAAGATTGTACTGGGTGGCCCACTCCATCGGTACGAGACATGAAGGGCGGTTATCAAAAGGGTCGGATAAGGAACGGGAAGATATCAACGGACACCTTAGATGTGACAGCTCAGATAGCAGGCTGGGGAACACCCAATGTGATGGACTCAATGCCAACACGCTCGGACGAGGCGTTAGCGAGAGCGAAAAAGAAAGCGGGCTGCTCGAACTTGAAAGACCAGGTTCCGACATCGAATGGCTCTACTGCCGAGACAACAAGCACAGACCAATTAAATCCAGCATTAAGCCGCTGGTTAATGGGCTTGCCAGAGGAGTGGTGTACAGCGGCGGTGCAATCGACCCAAATAACACCGCCTTCGCAAGAGCAATCAGGCTAAAAGGCTACGGTAACGCAATTAATGCGGATGTGGCTGAACTATTTATTAGCACTTTTATGGAGGTTACCTATGCAGAAGAACAGTAAAGAATACCTAGCGGAATTAGCGCAGCGTGACCTGAGCCAAGAGCTTAACTGCGTTAATGCTTTGCAACGTACTGCATGGAGAATCAATGAGAACGTAGTGAAGGTTATTCGTACAGTGTGGGATAGTGGTCAGGAGTGGGCAGGGTTACCACCTCGTGATGACCTAGACCTACCCGCATATCCCTTTGGTGATACTGAGCTTGCTGACCTACCACCTGAGCGTAAGCCAGAAGTCATAGAGTTCCTAAACAAACGCACAGCTATCCATAAGTTCAACGGGAAGAGCCGCAGTAAGCGTATCCAGATTGAGCGCACAATACAGATAGCCGAGGACTACGTGAAGTATGATGAGTTCTACTTTGTATGGCAGCTAGACTTTAGGGGACGTAAGTATCCAGTGGAATCTTTCATGTCTCCACAGGTTGCTGATTGGGGTAAAGCTACCATTGAGTTTGCTGAGGGTATGCGGATTGGTGGCCCTGAGAACGCTAAGTGGCTTGCTATTCACGGAGCTAATACCTTTGGTAATGATAAGGTATCCTTGGATGACCGTGAGCTTTGGGCATACCTACATAAAGAAGATGTCATTAAGACAGTCGAAGACCCCTACAATTACCTTTGGTGGACAGAGGCAGACAAGCCGTTCCAATTCCTGGCATGGGTTTACGAATGGTACGGTTACATTCAGGAAGGTGAAGACTTTGTAACACATCTACCCTGTGCTGCTGACGGTTCATGTAATGGTCTGCAACATCTACTCTCTATTATGAGAGATGAAGAAGGCGGTAAGTCAGTGAACCTAACTGACAGTGACCTACCTGCTGACATCTATAGAGATGTAGCTGAAGCCACCACCATACGTGTTCAGAAGGATGCTGATGCAGGTAATGAGATGGCTAAGAAATGCTTAGAGTTTGGCATTACCCGCAAGCTGACTAAACGAGCAGTGATGATTGTACCTTATAGTGGTACGCAGCATTCATGCAGGGCTTACGTTGAGGAAGCTATTGAAGAGCAGGTAGCCAAGGGTGCGCCTAATCCCTTTGGCGATGAATACTTCAGGGCAAGCCTTTATCTCACAGCACACATTTGGTCTGCCATAAGCGATGTCATCGGCACTGCTAGGCAGGTGATGGATTACGTCAAAGACCTAGGGGTTTTGTACGCTCAAGAGAACAAACCGTTGGAGTGGGTAACACCAACAAACTTACTTGTTAGACAAGTTTACAATGACTTTAAAAAGAGGAGGATAACTACACTGATTGACGGTTCAATTATTAAGTTGAACTGGAGAAAAAACATTGATGATACAGTGAGCAAGGGCAAGACACGGAGCGGGGCATCCCCAAACTTTGTACACTCACTGGATGCGTCAGCCCTGACCATGACAGTCAACAAATGTATCGATGCAGGTATACAAGACTTTGCAATGGTACATGACAGTTATGGCACACACAGCCCTAACATGCAGCGTATGTCAGAGCTACTCAGGGAAGCCTTCGTAGAGATGTATCAAGAGAATGATGTACTGAATCAACTCTATACACTGGCGAAGCAAAACCTAGATACTATGGACATACCAGAGCCTCCAAAGGCTGGTGACCTAGATATGTCTAAGGTATTGAAATCTAAATACTTTTTTGCATAAAATTAAAACCTGCCCCAATAGCCCGAAAGGGTTAAAACTTACTACACTTAGGAGACAACATGACAGTTAAAAATATAATTGAAGGTTCAGCATTATGGGCAAAAGTCCAAGAACCTGATACTAAATTTGACCCTGATGGAACGTACAGTATTAGCGTATTAGTTCCTGAAACCGAAGCACAAGAAATGTGTGAATATCTTGATGACATTGTTGATAAAGCATATGCTGAAGAGATTAAAAACAGCCCGAAGAAGAAGGCTGCTTTGTCCACACGCAAGGGATACGACTATAACTATGACCAAGAGGGCAATCAAACAGACCTAATCGAATTTAAGATTAAGCTGAAAGCCAAAGTCAATCGACAAGATGGTACATCGTTTAGTCAAAAGCCTATCGTAGTAGACGCTAAACGTCAGCCTTTAAACCCTGACATTGCTGTAGGTAATGGCTCAGATGTTAAAGTAGCCTTTGAACCCCGCCCTTATGTGATGAATAGCACTAAGCAAGTAGGTGTTTCACTAAGAATGAAGGGCGTTCAGGTCATCAATCTGGTAGAGTACGGCAACAGTGTATCCACCATGTTTGATGAAGAAGATGGCTACGTTGTAGAGTCTGCACCTATAGCTAGTACACCTTTCGATGACGGTATTGCTACTAATGAATCTGAAGGGGACTTTTGAGCATAGGGTTATCTCTGACCTAGAAAAGAGAGAGGTATCGTTTGAGTATGAGCCGCATGTAATACCATACTCAGTCGAGAGAAAGTACATACCAGACATCTTCGTAAATGGCATCTACGTCGAAGCTAAAGGGTACTTTCGCCAAGATGCCCAGCGGAAAATGAAGGCAGTCAAAGCACAACACAGTGACCTTGACATACGCTTTCTTTTCCAACGGGCAAACTCTCCAATCCAAGGCGCGAAGAAGCGTAAGGATGGGTCAAAGATGACTTGTAGCGAATGGGCTGACCGTAACGGTTTCTTATGGGCAGAAGGTGAACAAATCCCTGAGGAGTGGATTAATGAACTTAGAACTTAACGTAGATGATTTACTACAAACAGTATTCGAGAACACTAAGGATGAAGAGCTGGCAGATTTACTGGCTTTCTTAGAGTCTTGGGTAAAGAACGTAGAAGATGAACTTGAGTATCTTCAAGAAGACGCAGGCTGCTAATGGAACAAGAGAGTGCATACATCCGTAAAGGTGCATGTCCTCACTGTGGCAGTAGTGATGCTAATGCAGAGTATTCTGATGGTCATCACTACTGCTTTTCCTGCGAAACAACAACACCAGCGGATACAACGATGGAACAACAACCAGTAAAACAACCAGAGTTTAACCCTGTAAGGGGTGCAACACAGGCCTTGCCTAAGCGAAAGCTAACAGAGGCAACCTGTAAGCTCTGGGGGTATGAAGTAGCTGACTATAATGGCGAGAAGGTACAAGTAGCCAACTATAAAGATGACCATCAAAACCTGATAGCTCAGAAGATTAGGTTTGCAGGTAAAGACTTCAGATTTACAGGGGACGCTAAGAAGGCTGGTCTATATGGCAGGCACTTGTGGCGTGATGCTGGCAAGATGCTTACAATAGTGGAAGGGGAGCTAGATGCTCTTTCAGTAAGTCAGGCTTTCGATAACAAATGGCCCGTTGTTTCAATCAGGTCAGGTGCAGCAGGTGCTAAGAGGGACATAGTAAATAACATTGATTGGATTGAGAACTTTGAGTCCGTCATATTCATGTTCGATAACGATGACGTAGGGAGGAAAGCAGCAGAAGAATGTGCCTTATTGCTTACACCAGGTAAGGCGAAGATAGCATCACTACCTGAGAAAGATGCTAGTGATATGTTAGTCACTGGTAAGGTCAAGATGTTAGTGGATGCAGTATGGTCGGCTAAGACATTTAGACCTGACGGTATCATTTCAGGAACAGACCTTTGGGAAGTAATAACTGAAGAAGATGACGTAGAGGCGGTTAGCTATCCGTTTAATGGCTTAAACGAGAAAACCCTTGGTATGCGTAGGGGTGAGATTGTAACGGTCACAGCAGGCTCTGGTATAGGTAAATCACATTTAACCCGTGAATTTGCACATCACTTAGTGAAAGAAGGGCAGACTGTTGGATACATTGCATTAGAAGAATCGGTTAAGCGTACAGCGCTGGGCTTGATGGCTATTGAGTTAAACAAACCATTGCACCTTGGGCAGCATGAAGTACCTGAAGAAGAGTTAAAGCAAGCCTATGATGCAACTGTAGGCTCAGGCAGAGTGTTCTTATATGACCATTGGGGAAGCACAGATAGTGATAACCTATTGGCTAAGATAAGATACTTGGTCAGAGGCTGTGGATGTACCTACATTATATTAGACCATCTAAGTATTGTAGTATCAGGTATGGGCGAAGGGGATGAACGGAGACTCATTGATAATACAATGACTAAACTTCGTACATTGACGGAGGAAGTACAGTGTGGCATGGTACTCGTATCACACCTTAAACGACCAGCAGGGGACAAAGGACACGAAGAAGGCGCATCAACAAGCCTTTCACAATTGAGGGGTTCAGCAGCCATAGCACAATTAAGTGACATGGTTATTGGACTGGAGAGAAACCAACAAGATACGGCGAGAGCTAACACCACAACTGTCAGGGTTTTAAAGAACCGTTGGACAGGTGAGACAGGTATTTGCTGTGACTTAGAATACAATAAGGAAACCGGCAGAATGATTGAATCAGTGTTTACTGAAGAAGTGTATGAGGAGGATTTCTAATGGTTCTCTACACCGAAGCACAACTTAAGGAAGCCTACGACATCTTTATAAAGTCTCTTAATGACTTAACAGAAGACGGCTTCGATATGGGCCAAAAGCCCGACTTAGAAGAGTTCCGTATAATCTTTGAAGAAGAACACGAAGCTCAAGCAAACGAACAATAACTACTGCGGAGACAGGGT